TGTAAAGAGTGCTATCTTTATAGTATCTGCTACTAGGTCGTGTTGTTCATCTAAAATTTCTGCTTTAAATGATGTACACATTGCTTGAGTTATTGCCATTATATACCTCCGTTATATTCAGCTGTGTAATTGCGACCCATCTCCTGTTGAAACAGCTGAATAGCTTCATCAAACTGGGTCTTATATAAGTTTAATGTTTCTGATGCTTTAAGAAAAGCAGAACTTTCATAAAGTGCTGCAGACAATAAAACATTTTCAGCATTTGTACTTATCCAGTTAGTTGCATTGACTGATGACAACCTAGTTTCTGGTGCCACAAAGTCAACAGCAAAAGCATATGCAGAGTCTGGAGTTGGAGCCAGAGTCACTGTTATGCCATTGGTCGCATCAGCATCTTTTGTAGCATACATTCTTGGTGTGCCTTGAGTCGCTGAGTTTGGCCAATAATCACGAATATAAGAATCAATCCTATGATCCAAATATTCTGTATTGTTAGAATTTGTTATTGAGAACTGGCGAATCATTCTTGCTGTCGCCACATCATAATTAAAAGTGCCTGCTACTAAGTTCCCTGTTGATGTTTTCCTGTAACAAGGCAAACTAGGCAATCTTGAAAATATCATATCCTCAGCTTGATTTATTATCGTATCAAGAGATGTATCGAACTCTGTAGAATCGTCTTCCATAAAATTTTTAATTTTTGTTTTCAACTCTGTATAATTCATTATCTGCCCCAAGTGCCTTCGCCATAAGCACCCTCACCCCAAGCAAAACTTGCTTCAACTGAGAAACTGCCTATAGCACCTGTTCCTGCCAGTCCTGTCTCAACAGCCTCAGCAACTGCTTCTTCTGTTCCAACATTCCCTACACTAGCTATACCTGAAATTCCTGTAACAGTCAACACTATATTGCCATTTCCTGATACGCCAAATCCTTCAACAGCTCCAGTGGCAGCAACTGATGATGCGATTGCGAACCTAGATATCTCTATACTTTCTGTGCCTATGTTACCTGTTGCCTCAACTCCTGCGTTAGTTGGTGTGTTGACTTCACCTGTTTCTGATCCTGTTGCACCTGTTCCTATAGCACTTGATGGTTGAGCACTCATCTCTATATTCATTCCTGCCTGAGTTACAGCAGGAGTATTAAGTTGACCACCCATACCTGAGTGAGATGTACAATAATAATAAAGTGTTGGTGCACTTGATGCGACTGTTATTTCTGTATATGCTCCTGCACTTCCTGGAGTGCCATTTGTTGTAACCCCAGTTGTATATTCTGACCCACCACTGTGCGAGCCACCAGAAGTTGTGCTGAATCTTAATGGGTGCCCAGAGTTTGTACCATCGGACTGATCAAACCTGTATGTTGTTCCCTCTGTAAGACTTATTGTTGGAGCTGGACCACCAGTGTCAATATAATATTTATTACCAGATCCAGGATTTGCTACTGTTATCGCTAGTGATATTGTTCCTGCAGCTGGGGTGTAAGCTGTGCCACCCATGCCAGAGTGATTTGTGCAATAATAATATAAAGTTGGTGCTGAGCCAGCAACCACTATCTGAGTGTATGCTCCTGCTGAACCAGGAGTCCCGACAGTTGTTACACCAGTTGTATACTCTGAACCTCCTCCGTGAGATCCGTTGCTTGTTGTTGAAAACCTTAATGGGTGCCCAGCATTGGAGCTGTCTGATTGATCAAATCTGTATGTTTTGCCTTCTTGTAAATAAAGCTGTTGCTGAAGAACAGAATCAACATAGTATCTGTTTCCACTTCCAGGATTCGCTACAGTTATTGCATAATTAACAAACTCTATTGAATGAAGACTTCCTATCGCACCTGTGCCTGCGACCCCTGTTACAACAGCATCAAGGCTTATAAATAAACTGAAAGCACCAAGTGCAGTTGTACCTGCGAGACCTGTAACAGATGGGCTACTATCTAAACCTACAACTGCATGTCCTGTCCTGCCGAAAGCTGGTATGCCTACTGGTGGTCTGCTTGACCTATCAGCAAATGGATCAAAGGTGAATCCATATCTTATTTCTACATTTTCAGGATCATTGTCTGGTCTTGGGTCAAAAAGAGCAGTCGCATCAACAACATTGCGTGCAGGAGTCAGCTGAGGATGTTTTGGTTCATATTCCTCAGGCTCAACACGTAAACCATCCCATGTTGTTTTCAAAGATGTGTAAGGAACTTTAAAGCCAGAGCGATCACTTATCGCTACTGACTTTTTCCCTTTTGCTCTTCTTACTGCCATTATCCCAGATTAAGTCCTGTTGGTCTGATCCGCATACTCACCCCATCATTATCTGTAGCAGCAGCGAACTCGAATGCTCTTTCATAAACTTGGTTGAGCAAGTTAAATTTATCAGGCATATATTTCATAGCCAACTTACTAGCCAAACCTGCACATATAGTATCAGACCACCTATAAGGAACATCAGCATCTTGATTGCTGGCTGTTATATCCTCAACTTGGTTTACTGACCAATAAACCAGACTGTAGTTAGCTGTGTCTGGAACTTGCCAAACATATAGCTTTGGCGTGTATTGTTTATCAAGCATGTATTGACTTGGTTTGCCTGATGATGTTTTGTTTGGTAGTTGGTTGTATTCTGATATGCTTATTCTTTGAACAACTGTATCTGTGTTGTTCTCTCTTACCACAACATCTATTAAATCAATAGTGCCCACTGGCAATGTGTAAGGTGTTGACTGGTCTTTGACCAAAGTCAAAGTATTATTCTGCACTGTCCAATAATTTATTCCCCTGTTCGCAAACTCTGAGAATAATAAATTTAAACTTCGTCTTGCTGCTTTAGATTGATAGCCTGTTAAGGTTTGAGAGTCCATGCCTATACGTTCAAAAGACTCTGCAATTATTTCCTCAACATCTGGTCTAAATGCAACTGTTCCTGATGTGGCCATATTTACTCCTAAAATAAATTGGGTGGCTTTCACCACCCAACTGTTAATAATCTTTAGAGACTCTTAACACTATTTGATAAGCATCGCCAGCAGCACCAGCACCAGTAGTTGTAAATTTTACGTCTCCTGTTGGGCTGGTTCCATAAGTTTTACTAGATGGCAAACCTCCAAATGATGTAAAGTCCTGATAACCTGATTGACCCTCTGTTAAGTGAAGCATCATAACATCAGTACTAGCATCAGCAAGAATCTCAACTGTCATAGCTGAAATAACCCACCAACATTCTAATATCCTTACACCTGTGCAAGTTTCTCCATCAGAGTTAGCTGCAAGGCTAGAGACATCTATTTTTAATACTGCAGACTCATTACCAGTATCAACATACTGATATTGAAATGCTATAACTGCTTCACGAGGATTGTCGGCTATTGTAGTTGTTGATACAATATCAGCCATAATTACCTCCTGTTACGATGCGTCAGAGGTGCTTGACAATCCAAAAAACTTCAGAACAACTGTTGTGTCTGCTCCAGGATCTCCAGAAAGAACAATCTCTACTTCATCCGCAGTTTCTGTGGCTGCTGTAGTTGCACCACCAGACATTCCCAATACACCATTACATGGGAAAAAGCCTTTGAATCCTACTGAGTTAACTGCAGCTGTAATACCATCAACAAAGCCATCTGTGTCAGCATCTGTTCCGATATCAACAAGATTAACAGCATTGCCTGCAGCACCTGTCACTGCAACAGTAACACCCATAGGAATAAAATTAGATGGAATGCCTATTGAAGATTCTTTACCTGTAGTCGCACCATTAGCAACTGTGATAGTTGCCACATAAGTTTCCATTGACATTGTGCTTGTAACTGTGCCAACAGAATTTGTTTTGATCGCATCAAACCCATCTTTGGATCTGACTGGACCTGAAAAAGTTGAATTAGCCATATTTATCTCCTTGTCTTGGCAAATGTCAGCTTTCGCTGTCAAGGTTAAAGAGGAGGGATTGCTCCCTCCTCAAATTTATTATGCAGCTCCTTCGGAACCAAAAATGCCTCTCCAGTCAGTGAAACCGAAAGAATATCTTTCTCTCACTTTGTATCGGACATTACCAGTTTCAAAGTCACCCTCAACACCTTTTTTAACAGGTGATCGTTGGAAATGCTTCAATCCATCAGGAACATCAGTCATGATGTAGAAAGCATCTGAGTCAGTCAACCTACGCATAATATGATAGCCTTGTGGCAAATAACCACCAGACCTGATTGCGTTGATATCATTGTCAGAAGTTGCAGTTCTCAACTGAGACTCAAGTAGCCTTTCTGCCACAAATGTGTAAGCAGTTGGGATAACAAGCATTGTCCCTTGCGCAGCAATCCTTAGACCACGATCATCTTTCATATCAGCGATCTGGATAAGCATTTGCTCAAGAGATGTCTCAGACAAGTCTGCAGCTGTTGCCAATGTATTTGACTGATCACCAGCACGTGTTGGGTGGTCAGTTGCACACAATGTTTTACCATCACCACCAGTTACACCTGAACCTGTAAAGGCATTATTCAAAACATTTGCAGCTTTGATTTCCTTAGTGGACGCCATTGAACGTGCAAGTGCTTTTGTGTAACGAGAAGCAATCGAGCCATATTGACCATCTTCTTCAGCTTCCTCAGTAATGCTGAATGCCAAAGCGATTGTTTCATGCTGATACCTAGCTGTAAAGCCTTGCGATGCGGAATCATATGAAACTGCTGCTCCTTCATTCTTGACTGGGGCATTGCCAAAGCCTTCAAGAAGAACATCTTCTTCAAATGCTCTCTGTGAAGTGTTGGTGTCAAAGACTGCTTGCCACTCTGGTGGATACCTATCATACTCTAAGCCGAACAGGGTGTTTAGTCCTGGCTCGAGCATTTTTGCAAATTGTGCTCTATTCATAGCCATATCTTATACCCTCCTATATTCCAGCTGTCTGCTTCAAGACGTGCTCATTAATAAGCACTTCCATCACAGCATATTGAGCCATTGAGTTTTCTGGCGAATCATACAAACCAATAATTTTGCACTGTGCAGTACCTGCTGCCATTGTGCCACTTATTGATGAACCTGATTGTCCAGTTGTAGATGATCCAGTCCCTACTACAATATCAGCACAGTTGCCAATATTAGTTTGGGCTGGTGTTCCAGCGGATTGGACTTTGTACACAGTATACGGATCATCATAGACATAAGCTATAATATCTGTCCCTGCTGTACTTGCTTCCCACTTTTCGCTGTAAACATATGAGCCATCACTAGCAGTGTATGATACTCCTGCGAATACACCAAGATTATTAGTATTGGTTGCAGCAGCTTGTTCAATTTCACCATCGGCAGCTAACACCACCATGTCTCCATTGAAGATAGTTGTTGCATAACCAGTACCAATTGTGTACTTGTTCGCACGAGGAGCAAAACCACTAAGATGACGAGTTGGAACGAATCCAAAAGGCGAGTTTACATTTGCCATTTTCGCTACTCCTTATAGTTAGCAGTTAATCATCAGCCATGACCGATATATCCCGACCACGACTACTTGTTGATTTCCTATCCTGATGAATAGGAATGCCTCCTGTCCTTGCTATCGCATCAAGCTCTCCTGGGATTGCTTCATTCTGACTTTGACTTTTGCCTCGATAATATTCTTTCATATTGTTGAATTTATCTTCTGGCATCTCACAAAGTATCATTCCTTCAATACCAATTGAACCTGCCCACTGCCCATGATTAATAGTTGGGTATCTCTTATCTTTCACAGAATCAGCAGCACGAGGACTCCAGCCTGCACGCATACGTTTATATACATTGTCTGGAGTTTCTCTACCCTGAATCGAGGTAGCTATCCATCGTTGAACCATTCCAGGACGAGGAGTTGGAGCGTCCAACAATGAGGGTGGTGTCCAAGCAGTATCGGGTCTTTCCTCTTCTGCACGGACTTGTGAACGAGTTTCTGATGCACGAACGTTTCGATTATTTGACATAGTTAGCTCCTTTGCTGTCTTTGGATCTCTGCAGCATACTGCTTCAATCCTTTGTCATCATTAATACCGAGTTCCCTAGCCATTCTCAACTGGTCTTGCGTCATACGAACTCTGTTCCCTTTGTAAGATGGAGAGCCACCTGCAGTTGGTGATACTGGTTGTCTGCTTTTTGCTCTTGGCTTACTAGGTTCTTCACTCCCTGATTTTAACTCAGGAAACACTTTTTGTAAACGATTATTTAACAGTTCATAATATTCGTCAGATTCTTTGTTATGACCCTCCAAATCTAACTGAACGTCAATCGCTCTGGCTGCAGCAGTTTCTCTTTCAAATCCTGCAGCATTAAACCAACGATTCTTCTCCCACCAGTCCATAGCCTTTTTGGGTGCTGGTTGCTGAGCAACTTGTTGTGCTCTGCCTACTGTTGGAGAGACTGCTTGAGATGCTTGTTGTTGTCTTTGCATTTCAGCAATGCGCATCGCAGCACGCATATCAGCCAATTGTTCAGTGAAGTTAAGTTGGGCTTGAGTATCACCCTCTTCAACTGCTTTGGCCAATGCTTGCTTTGTTTGTGCATATCGTTGATTAAATTCATTCTCAACTCTGCTGGTGTTGCCTTGTTCAAGCCTTTCAAGTCTCGCTGTTAATTGTGCGACTTGTTCGTTAGCTTGAGCAGTTTGCAACTCTGCATCTCTGCGTTGGTCTACAAGTTTTTTAATTCTTTTCTGGACTTTTTCCCCATACTCTGGTTCTTCTTCCTGTTGAGGTTCCTCAGCCTTTGTTTCTTGCTTTGGCTCTTCAACTTCTTCAGTAACCTCGATTTCAAAGTTCTCGTCGCCTGATGCTTCTTTCACTTCTTTTTCGATATGGGCTAGAGCATTCTCCTGCTCTTGGTTGGTTTCTTCTTTATTCAACATAAGCTGTTACCTCCGATCCCTCTGGCAATATTGATGTTATTTCGTCATCATTCAATAACAATAACTTCACGCCATTGATTACAACCTTTTGACCAGCATACTTGCCGTATGTAACTCGGTCGCCAGCTTTTGGCCAATGACCTTTCCAGCTTTCGCCTGTGTCACGATCTCTGTAAGCAAGTTCACCAGTAGCCAATATTTTCCCGTGAGCAGTTAAATATTCCTGATGTTCTTGACTTTGGGATGGGAGCAAGATACCACCTTTCGTTTTTGTTTTGTTCGGGTTCGGTTGAACCAAAACTTTCCAACCTATCGGCTGGGGCAACTGATGTGTTCCGATAGTCTTTTCAGAATCCTCATCAGTTATTATCGCATGCGGATGAGACATGATTATTCATCCTCCTTATCAAGTTTAGTTAATGTTTCGTCGATAATCTCTGTGGCTTGAGTTAAGCCTTCAGCAATACCAACGTTTTTACAATACGACTCATGATCACTCATACGACCATCAATCATATCATTCGCTATTGTTGCCTTCTGTGCCTTCAGTTGGCTCTTGATCTTTTCCAGCAGATCCTTCACTGTCATTTTTGAGCTCCGACTTTCCTGCCATCGAAACTCCTGTCACGTGCACTTCGACAACATCTTGTTCTTTATTTTCCATAACCTTTTTTCTTCTTCATGACTTTTTTCTTCTTAGTCATTGGCTTCTTTTTCATTTTCATTTTCTTTTTTCCGTGATCCATCTTTTTACCTCCTTTAGATATTAACGATGAAAACTGTGCTCTGTTCATGACTTTTTAGTAGTCTTTTTAGTTTTACTCTTTTTTTTGCCTTTAATCAAGTCAGCATCTGCTTTTCTTGCTCCACCTTTGCCAGTGGCAAAAGAGCGAACTCGTCCAATCGCCCATGACGTTGGTGTTTGACCAGGACGAGAGCCTGAAGAATAATATGCTCCCATGCCTCTTTTTGCCACCTTTCTTAACTTCTCTTTTGAGAATCCTGAAGACTTACTATATTTATCGATGGCTGCTTCTAAACCACCACCAGTCTTTTTCTTACCTTTTTTTGCTGGCTTTTTTGTAGCTTTTTGTGACATTCTTTGACCTCCTTTTTGCTATACGTTCCATCTCTGCTTTTGTAAGTTTGCCCTCACGATATTTCTTTGCTGTGCTTTTTATTTCTGCTTCTTGTGCTTTTGGATTCTTTGCACCACGAACATATTTTACATTAACACCTTTTTTCGTTTTGGGTTGCTTTTTAAATTTACGAGCCATCTTCACCTCCTAAACTTGACAATGCTCCAGGAGCC